GATGCTTTGTCGATGTCTACAGTCGGCGCGGCCCTGCTAGGCATTCGGCTGAACGCTGAGCCCGAGAAGGCCAAGTCAAAATACAAGTCCCTATCCGAAAAGCGCATGGAAAAAGCCAGGAAAGCAGCGAAAGGAGCCTAAAGTGTCACGACAAACAGCACCTCCTTGCCCGAATTGTGGGGCAAAAGAGGCTAGAAGGTCATGGACGAAGAGCCTGAACGCGGCAATTATTCGTGGCCATGTGTGTTCAAGTTGCAGCGCTCGCTTTAAATCTGTGCAAGAAAACACTGCAATTTGTAGCGCCTCAAGGACGAAATTCCCATCTAGGCGCTCCCTGCGTTCGTAGGGCTTCCATTCATGGCATATTCATTGCCATGCCTACTAACGAAGTAAAAGATGCGATCACTCAACAGACAATCGATGGGGTCCGCCGGGTAACTGGCGATTCTGGCTCCACCGAGATGCACAACCTAAAGGACCAGGTTGAAGCAGCTCGCTATCTGGCTGGCAATGAGGCGGCTGCCTCTAAGAACGCTGGCATTCGAATTATGAAGTTCAAGCCAGGGGGTGCGTGTTGAGCGCCATCTTGGATCTCCATGGTGAGCCGATCACGACGGCCAGTAAGACTGACCGCCGACAGGGGGAGATTCGGCGATTGCTCCGGGCGCGATACGACGCGGCCCAGACGACAATCGAAAACGAAGCCCATTGGGCCTGTGCTGATGCGCTTTCGGCCAATGCTTCCCAGACCCCAGAAATTCGTCGCAAACTTCGAGACCGCAGTCGCTACGAGTACGCAAATAATTCCTTTTATAAAGGAATGATGCTGACAAAGAGTCAGTATCTGATTTCAACTGGGCCTCACCTTCGAGTTACATTTGATAGTGGATCAGCCAAGGAAACTGACTCCATTGCCGAGCAGGTTTTCCAACGGTGGGAAGAGTGGTCATCTAAAATCGCCCTCATCGAAAAGCTGACGGCCTCCTCAACTGCCGAGACTGTGGACGGCGAGTCGTTCATGATCGAGGTCAACAATCGACATCTTCCAGATGATGAAGTGCAGCTGGATTACCGAGTGTACGAGGCGGATCAGGTTGCCAATCCATTCCTGGCGATGATGAGTCCCAGGTACGTCGATGGAATAACACTGGATGGTTCTGGTTACCCGGTATCCTACGAGTTACTGAAGTACCACCCTGGCGAAATGTACTTCGGCATTGGCGGAAACTTTGGTTTGGGCAATTGGGCGAAAACAATTCCAGCCGACAAGGTCTTGCACTTATATCGAGTTGATCGCCCCGGTCAGACTCGCGGCATCCCTTGGATCACGCCAGCGCTTCCCATGTTTGCGCAGTTCCGACGCTTTACGTTAGCCACCCTGACGGCTGCAGAGGCTGCAGCAAATGCCGCTGGCGTGATTTACACAGATTCTTCTGCATTGATGGCAGATGACATTGAGATGCCAGAGAGCGATACTTTTGATTTGCCGAGAGGTTCGTTCCCTGTCATGCCAGCTGGCTGGAAGATGGAGCAGGTGGAACCTGAGCACCCAGCGACGACGTTTGACATGTTCCGCAGGGGAATATTGAGCGAAATTGCCAGGTGTTTGTCGATGCCACTCAATATCGCTGCAGCCAACAGCGAGAACCACAATTACGCTTCCGGTCGACTTGATCATCAGATCTTCCATAAAGCGATCCAAGTTGAGCGGAAGATGATTGAGATCAAGCTTTTGAGACGGATATTCGCCAAATGGTACGACGAGGCCTTAATGATCCCTGGCTATTTACCCAGTGGCATTACAGGCATGGGGCTGAAGCCAACGTGGTATTGGGACGGTATGCCGCACGTTGATCCGCAGAAGGAAGCTGACGCAACAATTGCTCTCTGGCAGGCTGGCCTGGTGAGTGACGAGGACTACTGGCTTGGAACACTGGGAGTTGATCCGGCCACGCAATACGAAAAGCTGCGTAGCCAGCAAGCAATTCGCGAGGAGTTGGGTTTACCACTCCCAGCTGACATGCAGGAATCAGCAATAACTGGAGAAGAAGACAATGCCTTCTAAAATCAAGAAGCTTACCCACAAACCAAAGCTTGATCGTGAGATTAATTTCGGTGACGCAGAGGTCCACCTCACGGCAGCCGTTGAATCCTCTGAGGGGATTGACGCCAAGCTGCCGACCTTTGATATCCGCGCATACAACGGCGGGCCGCTCAAAGTTGGCAATTTCCGCTTCCCGGTGATCGTCGACTTGGCCGGCATGACTCACACGACCAAGTCTCGTCCAGCACTACTCGACCATGACACGTCCAAGCGTATTGGCCATACGACGAAAGTCTCAATCAGCCAGAACTCTGTGGATATTCAAGGAATCGTTTCCAGTGCGACACCTGAAGCGAAGGAAGTTGTCCAGTCGTCCATGAATGGATTCCCTTGGCAGGCCAGCGTTGGCTTGCAATTTTCTAAGCCTGTGCAGTATTTGGCTGCCGGGCAAACGATTAATGTCAATGGCCGGGATCATTCCGGGCCAGCTTACATTGCCAGTAAATCGATACTGAAAGAAATCAGTTTTACCCCACTAGGCGTCGACGACAATACGTCGGCTCGAATCGCCGCATCCCTTAAGGAGCCAGAAATGGACCCAAAATTTGCTGAATGGCTCGAAGCGAAGGGCTTCGACGCCGACAATATTACCGATGGCGTGAAATCGTCCCTGCAAGCTATATGGGAAATTGAAGTCCCAAAGTCTGCGTCCAAAGACACCCTGAAGGCGGCAGTCGTCGAAGGGCCGACTGAGGACGAGCTTCGTGCGTCTCAGTTAAAAGCTGCCGCATCGACGCAGAAGTATATTTCCGATGTTCGGAATATTTGTGCGAAGTTCGACAATCCAGAATTCCAAATCGGCGAAGGCGACAAGGCGAAGAAGGTAGATCTGTTCGCTCATGCCATGGAGAACGACTGGAACACCGACAAGGTTGAGCTAGAAGCAACTCGCGCGTCACGACCGAATCTTCCTGCCATCCACATGCAAGATCAGTCTTGCGGATCGGATGTGCTGGAGGCGTCCCTGTGCTTGCAAACCATCCAGGACGAAAAGTTCATTGGTGAGCAGTTCAGCGAAGAGACGATGAATGCCGCGATGTCGATTCGGAACCGAAACATTGGCATCCAATTCCTGATGCATGAATGCATTCGGGCATCTGGCGGCTATGTGCATCCAGGGTCCAAAGGTGATGAGTTGATCCGGGCCTATGAGCAGAACGTCCTACAGGCGGCTGCAGGTCCTTCGACTATCAGTCTGCCTGGCATCCTTAGCAATGTGGCAAACAAGTCTGCGTTGCAAAGCTTCCTGGCTGTCCCCACGACCTGGCGTGAATTCTGTCGCACCAGATCAATGAACGATTTCAAAAAGCACACCAGCTACAGGCTGACTGCTGCTGGGACATTTTCGAAGGTCGGTAAAGACGGCGAAATCAAGGCTGCTGAGCTGACTGAAGAGCAGTACGAAAATCAACTCGACACTTATGGGCGTCGATTTGCTTTCACTCGCCAGGACATCATCAACGACGACCTGGGAATGCTGGATAACATCCGAGCACTCTTAGGTCGCCAGGCTGCCTTGAGTCTCGAGGAAGCCGTCTTTACGGTCCTGATGGACAACACGGACAACTTCTTCTCGGTTGCAAACAAAAACTTGTCGACGGTGGCTCTGGAAATCGCCGGTTTGACTGAAGTTGCCCAGAAGTTTATGGACCAGACCGATCAGGACGGAAAGCCGATTATTCTCGGCGCTGATCGACTGTTGGTTCCAACGAGCCTGGCCGTTACGGCTCAGCAGCTGTTTAAGGACACGACTGTTGTTGGTCAAGGAAACATTGCAGACCCAGTACCAAGTGGAAATCCACATGCTGGTTCGTATCGCCCAGTTCCAACGCCGTACTTGAACAGTGCTGGAATGCCCAATAGCGATCCTACCGATTGGTACATGTTTGCCAATCCTGCTGGTATCGCAGCAATGGAAGTTGGCTTCTTGAATGGAGTCAGTAGTCCCATTATCGAGTCGCAACAGGCGGCATTCGAAGTGCTGGGCGTTGTCTTTCGTGGCTACTTCGACTTTGGCGTTGCCAAGGTCGATCCTCGAGCTGCACAAAAGAGTGAGGTGGTTTAAGCGTGTAAGTAGGCGCGACCCCTGTCCGTTCTCCCTCCGGTGGCGGGCGGGGGCTTTTATGAGATCCGTAGAACTTAGCGGATGACCCGGTAACTTTTACTTAAGGAAAGCGAAGATGATTTACTACAGACACGGTGAGACCACCATGGTCGACCATATTTACGGTGCCGGTGAAGGTGCCGGACAGGCAATCTTAGTTGGCGGTACGGATTTGTTGGTTCTCCATAGCGACACGGACGCAGGCCAGCTAGGTGCAGGTAGCGCTGCCAACGGTAATGTGGTTTACGAGATCGACAAGGAGGCCGATTCCGATACTTACGTAATCGGCGATGCCATTACGATTGATTTGGCGAACCATTATGTTCCAACGGCTAATACCGGTGCTGCGTTTGGCACTTGCGTGAAAGCTAGTTCTGCAACTGATTCCACTGTTTGGGTTCGATTTACGGGCTGATTTATGGCGGACATGGTTCAAAAAGGAGCCATTTGGCTCGAGGAGAAACGAAAAGCGCACCGTTCTGTTCTGGTTACAGTCCGGCGCGGTGCGCTTAATTTTGTTGCTTCGGCTACCAAGGGAGCGTATTTGGCACTGGCTGAATCGGCTGACGGGGTAATCATCAACGAGCGAAGTGAAGATTACACAATTGCCGTTGCGGATTACGATTTTGGATTTGGCCCAGTTGATCCTGATGTCGGGGATTACATCTACGACAGCAGTAGCGGAACCGAGGTCAAGATGCAGGTTTTGCCGATGGCAATTGATCCTGAAAAGAGGTATTCCGACAATTATAGGATCTCTTGGCGGATACACACAAAGGAACAATGAAGAAGAATCCAAGCTACATCGCTTCGATTGCCGAAAAGTTAGTGAAGGTGATTGATTCGTCGCAGATAGCCAAGGCGAGACGAGTGTATGTGCCAGAGATCGACGCACTAGGAGTTGGCGACGACCCGGAGGTATTCATCAGGCCGTCAGTTTTGGAAGTACCCAGAAGAGACGTACCGCACAGCAGAAAGACAAGGTTCCTCGACATCCCATACGAGCTGATTTTGATTAGCAAGGTTGATGGTTATGACATCGCAGACATCGATGTTGTTGTTGCCTTGTACGAGAAACTCGATCAGTATATTTATCAACATGTACGGGTTGTGAATACGGACTACGGAGGGAGTGCATTCTGGCTGGAGTCGTCGATTGACACAACATTCAACCAGGAATCATTGCGGCAATACAATTTGGTCCAGGTTACTGGGCAAGTCGTTTACAGACATCAATCCTGATGGCAAAAAGTTCAAAATTCAGAACAAGGTTTAGGGTCAACTTTTTTGATGTCGACATTATGGACGAAACCGGAAAGGTTCTCCAAGTGGTCGGAAAAGTTGGTGAGAGGATTATCCGCAGGCAGGCTTTCACCGTAAGGAAGATCGCGCGTAACTCCATGCAGAAAGGGACTCACTATCGAAATGAAGCGGAGATGCCGAACATTCAGCAACAGATTTACAGGGCTGCGCGGGTTCGCTGGCACATACTAGGTGAGGACCCAAGGACGGAGCCACGTCCGAATATGATGCCAAAACCATCGCCGCCAGGGTCGCCACCGAGATGGAGGCCGATTCGGGCGAACGGCAGAGGCGGTCCATTCCTCAAGAAATTCTTGCTGGCAAGCAAAGAGAACAAGGGGAAACGAGGCAAGGTGCGGTCAACTTCGTTTGTGGTTGGTCCGAAGTTACTTCCAGGATCAAAAGTCACTGGCGGAACAGTTCCAGAAGTTCAT